TTATCAAAATAATCGACCAATACGTACTGTGACGCGTACACCGGGCACAGGAGGCTTTGGAGTGGGCCTTGGTGCACAGATCACACGCAATCGGCAGATTGGTGAAGCAAGACGTAAATCAGAGGCTCTACGGCCTGATTTAGGCAACTCATTGGCTGACATTTACAAGCCGACCGCATAAAGACAAAAAAAGACCCGCCGATAGGCGGGCCTGTAAGTTATTTATGTCAGATCAGAAGCTGTACTTCAAGCCAACTTTGGTGCCGTAGTTGTTGTCACCATCGCCATCAACAGTAATGAAGGAAACTTCTCCGTAAAGGTTCAGTGCTTCAGTTACATTGAAACCAATGCCAGCTTTACCGGAAAGCTCAGTAGTGGAGTCTTCACCATCAACAGCAACGATGGCAGGACCACCCTGAACGTAATAGCTACCACCTTCACCAACAGGACCTTCGTAACCAACGTGGATATCAGTAGTAGTGCCTGAGTAATCAGATCCGGAGTAACCGCTATTTGATTCAACGTTTGCGTAGGGACCAGCAATTGCAGGAGCAGAGAGCAGACAAGCTGCAGTCAGTCCGGCAGAAATTTTTACAATCATGATTAATAAATGTGAGTATATACAGCGACAATATTTCTTTATCGCAATTTAATTGTAGTACACAATGAGTCAAAAAAAGAGCTCTCGATAGAGAGCACTGGAGCTTTTGTAAGTGTCTATTACTCTTTAGAGTTATCCAGTGTTGGATATACAGAGCAAGGGTTGTCAGTTGCTAATGCGTTAGTAAATAGAGAATAACTTTCGTCAAATGTTAAGTCTTCAACAATAGTACCGTCTCTATATTTGCATGTGTATTTAGCGTTTATTTGTAGCAATACTGTACTCCACGATAGGTGTAACACTTACCGGCTTTTTGCTCAGTAGATAGCTCTCGTTCTTGATGATGAGAGAGTTCAAGGTTAGAACGCTTTGCTTTTTTCTGGGCGCGAACAAGACCCATCAGTTGTACTGTAGACATTGGAAACCTCCGTGAGTTAGCTTCCCGTTCCTTCAGGCTCAGCCCTACTTGCGTCTCAAATGTGTTGAGATGAACGTATATAAATAGTGTAGCAACGACTACTAGTTCATGGCGAACATTCTCTATATAACTCAGATGCTTATTAATTATTACAATATAAACATAAATAAAAAATAGCCAATGTCTAATAATTTTGATCAAAAGTGGAGTGAGCTTTCGAAGTCTGATTCACAAAAGATGAAGGCAGAATATGGCTCAAAGCAGGGTTGGCAGGATGCAAAAGCTAGATCTCAAGGATTTACCAATGAACAAGAGCGAAGAGGTAATACTGGTGAAAGGTATTTAGAGAATAATCCAGGATATGTAGCGCCTTCAACTCCTCCGCCTAAAGAAACAGCAACGTCAACAAATACAGCACCTACAAATGAGTACACAGAAAAATATGGTTCAGGATTAAAAGGTTATGACAACTGGTGGCAGCAAGAAGGTCTGTCAGCAGCAAAATCTAGAAATAATGAGTATGGCAAAGATAATCCAACTTCTGGTATTGTTTCTGGAGGTGGATTTGGTTATTCCAAGATGGGAGATGATGGTTTATATACTTTTGATGCCAGTAAACCTATTCAAAGTTTTGATCCAGAAATGTTGAAAAAATTTGGTATTGGGGCCGGTGACAAAATATTTAGCCCTAGAGGATATAAATCTGCAGGAAATAATAGATTTACAACAGACGGAACAATTAGTATTGAAGGTTTAGAATCAGGTCTTGTAGTGCCAAAACGAATAGGTGAGAATGCTGGAGCTTTTAGCAGATAAATACTATTAATCGTCATTTAGTATTTGATAGTCAAGCAGTGCTTTTCTTAGACTTAGTTGAACAAGCTTAAGTTTGTCTTGCTCTTCTGGATCACCACCGGGCCATTTTTCGATATATTTATCCATTGCCCTGACAATGTATTTCAGAGCATCGCCATCAACTTCAAAATTAAAATATATATGTTCAGACATTTTACATAAATTCAGCTATTCTGGCGAGCCTATTCCTTAGAAAATGCTCATCTTCTCTTAAAAAGATACCAAAGCTAATACCAACTAAAGTTTTGGTAGCTTGGAATTTATTATTGTGAGGTAATGCACGTTTGTATGCATCAATCATTAATGCAAAGCCTTCTGCATAAGTCATCCAAGGATGTTTAGCTTGTAATTGAGCAATTGCATCGTCTAGCATTAATCATTGAATATAGTTAGATATATTTATTTTATCTAATGAGTTTCTGCCCAGTTAGCACCACTGTCTGCAGCGGCAGTGATTGGTACACGGAACCTGTAGTAGTCACCAGCTTTAGGAGCTGCTGCTACTAACAGCTCTTTGACGTGATCAACTTCTGTAGGAATAACAGATAGCTGAACTTCGTCGTGTACGTAAGCACAACGTGTGTAGTCCACGTCATAGGTAAGGCCAGCAGCATCTAGCAGCTCTTGTCCAATTACGACGAATCGCTTAGATAAAATCGCGCCACAGCTCTGAAGAAGGTAGTTAAGGCTGGCATGTTCTGCGGTACAGAAGATAGGCCGACCGTCTAACCCTTTGATCCGCCCGCTAGATCGAACGCGGTCTTTGACTGCATTGATAAGGGGCTCTAGTCCAGGAATAGCATCGAGGAACTTACGGCGTAGCTCACTACCAAGCAGCTTCTTCTGAGCATCCGACAGCTCAGGCTGAAGGCTGTGGCCCAGCTTCTGGTCACCTGCACCATAAATGAACGCATACGTAACGGTCTTGACCTCTTTACGTGTACATCCAACACGGTCAGCATTTTGCTGATGAATATCGCCGTTGATAACGACATCAGCAAATGCCCCCTCGTCGAACCTGTGAAGGTAGTGACCTAAGCATCTGAGCTCTAGCCCTTCAAGGTCAGCACCAACCATGACCATCCCTTGATGAGGGATAAACAGTTGACGTGCCCAAGGTGCACTCACAACTTGTCCGAGATTCGGACCCCGGTGGGCATTACGCCCGGTTTGTGTAGCAAGGGTGCAGGAGTGGTGAATGCAACCATCGCCCTCAATAGAGTTGAACCACGAGTTGGTTCCCTCCGATAGTTGCCCTAACCACTTCTGCAGGGTCAGTAGACGAATGAATTTCTCACATTCGTCGTGTAGCTGCTGATTGCCTTGAACCAGTGCGTTGTCCCTAATCTCAGACAGTGTCGCCTCATCAACCTTAGGTTTGCCTGTGTCGGTGACTTTGGTGAACCGAGCAGATCGGTAGGTCTGAAGAGCAAATGCAATGTGCTGACGTGAGGTGGGATTGAACTCAGTCAGTCTGGTCATAGGAGCACCAGCTACATACCCCTTCTTTTTATCTGCACGTTTAGGTGTAAAGACTTTGCCAGGCACATACAAATAGATTGACAAGATCTCTGCCTTTAAACGGTCAAACTCTTCCTGTAGTTCGGTACGTACACGAACTGCAGCATCCATATCGAAACGAAAGCCAGATGCCTCTTGCTGAGACATCAGTTGAGCCAGTTGCATTTCAAGCCGGACGTAGTCACTCACCATCGGAATCCTCCTTGTTGAAACCAAAACGTTCTTTACGCTCATCTTCTAATTTGTCTGCTCGAAGCTTATGTCCAAGCTTGGCAACATTTTCCATCACTTTAAGTGTGTCTTCTGTTGCTGCACTCTTTGGCATACGCTTGTCAATGATTGAGAACAACGGAAAGAAAATTTCCGCTGCTTCTTGCATTTCTTCTACTGAGAGTGGATCTGATTTTTTAGTCATAGAATTCATTTGTAATCGTTCATTCGACGCATCAGCAGCTCAAAAAGTTTGGCTGTGACCTGGGTGTCTTGGATGCAGTAATCAAGCATTTCTGGCGTATATGTTTCCCAGCTGCCCTCGTGCTTGCCAAAGTCACCCTTGAAGCAGCGAAGGCGGTAACCCCATGCTTCTAGGCTGTGGCGTCCATACAGACGCTGTGGCATGCCTGTGGGACGACGTTCAAAATCTCTAGCGTCAATCTTTGGATAGAACAGACGACTCAATACAAGAGTGTCAATGACCTCACCTACAGGGTTGAAGTCGGGGTACTGCTCTTTAAGCAGCGGTATGTCATATCCAATGATGTTATGGCCGATCAGAACATCAGCACGCTCAAGTGCTTTGACACCTTGAATAATAGCGCGTTCTGGTTGACAATCAAAGACTTCTGGCTCACTTTCCTTAGCAAGATCACGCATGACAATGCAATGAATGGTAGAGCCACGTCTGAGTAAGCCTGTGCTTTCTAAGTCAAATAGAAGTTCAGTCGTCATCGTGGATTTCTCCTTTCGTTTTTGGGTCATAGTCATCAAGCTTGTGAGGGTTTGAAGTTTCTTCGAATTCGTCTTCAAAGTCCCTGTCAGCGTTTTGATTGACAGCGAATCGGGGGTCTTCGTTTTCATATACAGCTTCAATTGAGATGGATAGTTCGCGAGCTATTCGTCCAGCTCGTCTAAATTCATGTTTGTAATACGGCTCCCATTGGTGAGCCAGTACGATTATTTTTTTGATTCCCATGACATGGCACTGAAAGACAGATGCTGAAAATGGATATCGAGTGGTATAGATAACTGCTCCAGCCATAGGTGTGCCTCGTTTAGCAGCAGCCGCTATGGCGTAACAAACGCAATCAATTTCTACTTGACTGTCTGTCAGGAGACTTCGTCCGTCTCCAACGATTTCACGGTCGCGTACAACGATGCAGCCGCCTGGAGCAGAAGGATGAGTAGAAGCAAGGCCAACTTGTTTAGCAAGGTTGATGAAGTAAGTTTCTTTATTTTTGATATATGTCGGGTCACCTTTAGGACTGGGCATATTCACATTTTGGGGGATATAGTTCTATATTAGATAAAGAGTCAAGCATATGTGAGTCAAATGGATTACGAAAAATTCTGTTATGAGTACGATAAATTCGAGGAATATATGCAAGATTTTAGAAAGGAAAACCCTGAATTGACTTCCGACTCTTCTGATGAGGTAAATAGTCCTAAGCACTACACATCAGGTAAACAAGAAGTGATCGACACGATTGAAGATGCCATTAGTTTGGCAGCAAGTGTTGAGCGTGGGTTCTTGCAAGGACAGGTACTTAAATACATGTTGCGTATGTGGCACAAAGGCAGACCGTTACAGGATGCTGAAAAAGCACAGTGGTACTTAACTCGTCTAATTAACTCAATGCGCTAATATATTAAAGCGCCTGTTAGGGCGCAATTAGCAGCGCTTGAAGTATAGATACTGGCTTGATTGGTGCAACGTTTCATGATCTTGAATATGAGGCAGAAGCAAGTCATAAACATCCGCCGTATCACGGCTAAAGTGCTTGAAATATACCGAGATACCGTTACTAAGATCTGGGATATGGGGTACGTACCACCCCGTAGGTATTAAACAATCCCACGGTTCAAGATCTAAAGACACCCAACTGTTCAGTTCCTCCAGGCGCTGAGCAGTTTTTATTATGTGGGCTTCGTGTGCTTGCTCAGTAGGCACAGATAGTTTGTTGTTGTACAGCAGTGCATGCTTCCACATCAACGTACCATCTTTGTGGATAAGCCTACAAGGATGCACTGAGTTACCTGAAGGTAAATTATATAAACAGCTAGGTGATATGTGCTTCATCCGACATCACCTTTCCGATCTTCGAAATACTCTAGATCTTTAGCCCAGCCATCGCCTGCATATTCATTGAAGATAACTCTGCCTACATCACGGAAGGTGTTGTAGAACAAAGTTACTTTATCAATATCGGAAATAACTTCCTCTAAAGGTGGACCGTAGATAAGGACATTCCACGTAGAAGGGCAGACGGGCTCGAAACCGTTAGCTGTAGCGCGAAGTTGTTTAATGCGCCTGAAAGGAATGCATACAGGATAGTCCCAAAGAATAGGAGTGGCACGAATGATTTCAGATGCGCTAGTAAAAAAGACAAAGCTTTTAATATGATTGTTCCGATATTCATTGATAGTTTTGTTTAACCACAAACGTGTATTACGTACAGCCCCTTTCGGAGACACCCAAACATTTCCATGCCATGTTTCGTGCAAGGGGTTGACATCTAATGAAGGCACAGAAGTAGCGTCCACTAAGACCTGTTGAACTGGGTCTGATGTTGGATCAAAGTCAATGCCGCCCATCACTGACCGAGCACGCTCAATCAACTGAGGGGTCGGATACAAAGGTAGTTTTAACCCTTGTGCTTTGAGCTTATCCGCTAAATTCTTCTGCGAACGTTCGGAAGCTTTCTTGGCTCCCACCTGCTTCCACGCTAAATGTTCTTGTTCCAGCATCACTGATTAATGTAATTAGTACGTTATTGGACCAGTCATTCTCATCAACTTCTTCAAGCAGTTTACGCAGGAACTTAACTACCTCATCATCATCAGCGCTTTCAGCTACAACAATGTCTCGTTCAATGTCGGTTCCACTCATGAATGTAGTGGAATCGTTTTGCAGGTTAATTACGAGACTTCCAGCACCACGTGCAAGTACACCGTTGCTTGCGATATTAATTAGATCGGTAAGAATAAGCTCAGCAGTAGCAGCTAAAAACTTTTGTTCTTGCTCCTTTTCTTCGCCCCACTTGTCGGATCTAATTAGTTGTTGCAGTAAATCTGTACGTCTTGACATAATAGAATGACTCTTGTATTAGGATAAGAAATTTAATAATCACTCGTGGGGTTTTCTTCATCTTCGCCGTTATCTGTAGGACCATGATGTAAATCAGGATCTAACGTAGACTTTTGACTTGGATGATTACCTGCAAGCAGATCTAGCATTACTGCTTCAAACTTGTCACCATATAATGAATTTGGATCAAGTATCAACGCTTCACGATCAGATAGATCTTCAGCATTCATAGCTTTCTCCTGTTCTTTAAGTGCTTCTTCCATAACATATTCACCAATCCGCTGCTTTAGCGTATGTAACTCACAAGCCAATTCGAAACTTTCGAAGTAGCTATCGTGATCTACAAATACGCCAATGTGCTGCGGAATCAAGTGAAATGGATTACAGCAGTACTTGTTACCACAAGTAGTTTTGACAGCGGTATAGCCAAGGTCTCCCCAACTAAACCACATTGCAACTCGTTGTGGATGGTGCTGTGTACTACTGGAAAGACCGTGCCGTCTCCAAGAAAACTGAGGTTGCTTAGTACGTTTGTTAATAGACCCCGTCCAATTCCAACACTCGTCAGGGGCACCGATCTCAACCTGTGACCAAAACTTTAAAGCCTTGACCCGGTTCTTCTTTACAAGCTTGTCAATGTCAAATGACATCCGACCTTCACGTGCTCCAGCTACACAACGAACACATGCTTGATGACTGTCATATCGCATGGAATGACTAGAAAATCTTCCAAGCGAATGGCCGTGATAAAGGCAAAGCTCACCCTCGACAGCTGTGTTGGACATTTGCTTTACGCGTCTGCCATAGGCATGGCCTCCACGTTTTTTACTGGGTTGAGCTTCAGCCATCAAAAATCTCCTTCGGGTTTTACATATTCACCACCGTTAGCTGGATACTGCTCTTTAACAGGCAGTGCTGATAGTTGATGGTTAATCATGTACTCATAGCGAGTACTGTTCTCGTATTTAATGCGGACTAGTT